GCCGCATCATGGCTACTCAGTCGCCATCTTTCCCGCCGCCGCTCGCGCCGGCAGAGCTGATAGCCTTCTGTGCGCGCGTAGCGCCAGACAGTTGCCTCCACAACAGCACCATGTCCTGTTTCGGCACCTCCAGCGCACGGGCCAGCCGGAACGCGAGCGCCATGCGGTTGGTTTCGGCGCTGTACCGTTTGCTGCCCTCCCGCAGAAGCTTCAACGCCATGTTGGCCTTTTCGATGGTTGCATCGTCCATCTGGCCGTCGAGCACAGCACGCACGTCGTTGAGTCCTCTCCGCGCGATGCTGTCCAGCTCGCTGGTCAGAATTATCCCGTCATCTTTCTGGTTTGCCATTTTCTACCTCCGTGAGTTGATAAGAAATTTCTCTCAAGGCTTCGCGGCGCTTTTTGGCTCGCGCCGACCGCCGGCGCAGCTCGCTCTCTGCCGCCCGCTTGCCAGGCTCGGTTGTCACGTCAGCGCCAGCCGTGACGGTGATGCCATACTCATCGGCCTTGTACGCCAGCAGCTGGCGGAACTGCGCCGCAGGCCAGGCCAGAGCGCCGATCTCGGCGATCTCGATCGTGCCGACAAGTTGAGATCGGCACCACTGCACGATATCAGCGGTCCAGCGATGCAGGTAGTCGCGCAGCCAGTCCTGCCAGCCCAGCCGCGCGATCGCCTCGCGCTTTCTACGAGCGTGCCCTTTGCGCCGGCCACATTGTGCCAGTACGCGCCGGCGAATTAGATCCCAGTCATCCGATCGCCGCAGCAGGTACTGATAGCGGTCCGTATAGCACTTAGTCTGCGTCTCGGTGCGGACGAGGAACCTGCCGTCGTCCGTCACAGAGATCACGGCGCGGCGCTCGCCAGGCGGCGGCAGGGGCGGCAGAGTCAGCGGATACGTGATTCGCACCGTGATGCCGCGCCGCTCGACGTGCACCGTCGCTTTCTTCATTGGGATTTCCCAGCGCAGCATCTTGTCTAGAATCGGTCCCTGCCATTCGTCGCGCGCGGAACCGCGCTTGATCGGAATTTCGATCCACGATCCGCGCAGATCTTTGTGCGACCGAGCGCGCAGTCTCACCACGTACTCGTCGCCGCGCTTGACGAGCTGGACGCCGGAGTCCTCGCGCCTCGCCTTGCCGGTGACGGACAAAGCAGCATCTGGTCGCCATTCCGGCAACGGCGCGCCGGCGAGGATGCGCTTGCCCTCGCGCGTCCACACGCCCTGAACCTCCATCTCCGCAGCGCTGTAGGCGTCGCCCGACAGCTCGCCTTTCTCGCGCTGGCGCACCGCTTTGCTCGGACCGGCCTTGTCGTCCGGCGCGGACGGGGATGTCCAGCCGTAGGCCTGCGCCCATTTCGCGCGCAACATCATGTTGCGGTAGTGGGCCGCCTGCCATCCGAGATCGCGCAGCTCGCGATACAGTTCGCGGTGCTCTGCATTGGACCAGTCCAGCGCGGCCCGCAGAGCGAGCACGCGCTGGACGGTCCTCGTCGCCCCATTCGGGGCTTGCGACGGCATTTCCGCTGCCACGCCACGCGGCGGGTGCGAACCGCCTCGGTTGATATTTCTTTCGTGGTCGGCGTTTGGCGGTGCCGTCGCTGGCAAACCGCTGGAGCGCCCCTTGTAGAGCTCGGCGATTTTGCGCTCGATCTCCTGCATTGCTGCCGCCTGGCGCTCCACAGCGCGGAGTGCGAGGTTAAGGTCAGTTTCCGCCATCAGAATTTCTCCAACAGTAAGAGCACAATGGCCGCGGTTTCAATGCTCAGAGCTGTTACTGCCGCGGCTAACAACGCCACCAGCCTTTTCTCGCGCTCGCGGGCGCGATGCAGTTGGAACCAAGTCCTGACATCGTCGTATTGGACGTTCATGATTACCTCCCGTATTCTCCGCATCGTTGAATGTGTCGGATGAACTGAGCTACGCCAGACAGGTACACGCCGCATCGGCAGTATCCGGCAGCGGAACGCAGCTGCTCGACCGCCGCGGCGATTCGGAAATCACGCGCGCAGTCCTCGCACAGAGGTGCTGCGCCATCGAGGCGGCCCCACGCCTTCGTGATCTCCATGCCACAGCGCATGCAATTCCTTTGCATCTAGACCTCCCTCACATCGGGCAGCCGCTGGCCATCGCGCCAGCGGTGAATGAGTTTGCGCGCGTTCGGCGGGGCAGGAAAATCGCGGAGCAGTTCCATTTCAGCCGCCCCTGGCCAGTCGCGCGTCTTGACCTGAACGAGTACGATGTCGGCGCTGCCGATGCCGATGACGTCCCACGCGCCGAGACTCGCCGCCGCACGCGTGCAGCGGTAGCCGGCGGCCTCGAGCAGCGCCATGCTCCGGCGCTCATTCCGCGCTCCCTTGCGCTTGGCATCGCGCATTGTCGCATGCCTCCTCTGCATCAGCAAGAGCTTGTGCCAGACAATCCAGCTCGTCCGATTCGGCGAACGCAGCACAAGCCGCTTCCCAGCCGAGCGCATAATCCTCGCTGGGGGCCGGATCCGGCGGGATGAACCCATACTGGAGTAGATCTCGCAGGCATCGCGCACGCCAGATGTGCTCCTGGGAGTCGCGGTATAAAAGACTCCCAGCAGCGATCATCCGGATGGCCTCAACCGCTGCTGGCACCTGCGATGAGTAGCTCGCCCGGATCTCATCACACAGCGCGTTCCATCCTCTGACGAACTCCCACTTCGATGGCTCTGGCGGTGCGATGCCTCGCCAGATCATTTCGCGCGCTGCGGCTGTCGCGGCGATGAGCCGGATGAGGCTCAGGTGGCGGCGGAGCTTGCGCGCGTCGTCAACGGCGATCGCGAGCGCCTCGCGCTCGCCCCGCTCCACAACAATCTGCTCGTAGTAATCCATGTATCACACCTCGCGCTTAGCTGTTGACAGTGGCATCGTCGCGTCCTTCCCGTTGTTCCGCGCGCGCCAGCTCCGACAGGCGCTCGGCGATCTGAGCCACCTCGGGCGGCCATAGAAGTACGCCACCAGCTGCGGCAGCTATCTCGGCCAGATCGCCCCATGCGTTCCCGGCTCGCCAATCATAGCCATTCCGCAGAAATTCCTGGTACCGCATCAGGCGCTGCGCGAGAATCCCTATGTACATCGCCGCGAGCACCCCGTAGCGCTCCTCGAGTTCGCGCGCCCGCTCTGATATGTCCTCGTCCGATGCATGAGCTACGACCGCGCCGGTGGCACAGAGCAACTCCTGCGCGGTCTGACAAATCATCTCGCGGCGGTCCATGAAGGTCACCGCGACGCCTCCTCGCCGCTCACCGCCTCATTCTGGTGCTCGGCAACCGCCTCGAGCTCGAGCACGGGCTCCTCGCTTAGCGGGTTGTCCTGTGGAATGCCGAGCTCGGCGCGCTCGTCCTGCTCAATGGCCTGCGCCAACTCGATGCTGATTGGCAGGTATTTGAAGAGCCTGCGAATTACGGTCTTGAGCGACATGGCCTCGTAGTGCGTCTGCCACGGGCCGCTCGTCGCCGATTTGCTCTGCGCGCGCGCGGCCTCGATTTCGCGACGGGACATCACCTCGAACTGTACGCCGCCATCCTTGAGCTTGGCCACGGCGTAGACGAACCGCAGCTTTTCTGGCTGCGTGCGGTTCGGATTGTCAAAGTCGGGCACGTGCGTCAAATCGCTGTCCAGCCCGAATTTGACGTCGAACCGATCGCCCTCGTATACCGCGCGCGCCTCGATGCTCTGGATCTGCCCGGAGCGCCGCGCCAGGTCGATCATGCCGCGGTAGCCGAGGATGAACTGCACCTCGGTCCGGCCCGCTTTGCGGTTCTCAAACGGAACCAGGTAAGCATGACCCAGCGTACCGCCCGGCTCAAGCCCGAGTTGGGCGCAGATCATGATGGCACCGAGAAATGACATCTGATCGCAGCGCGCTAGCGCCGGATTGCGTCGCACCTCTGTCAGCGCCACGCGCGCCAGCCTGTCCGCCGTGACGTGCCGGGGCAGGGCGAGCGCCATCTGCTGCTTGATTTTGGGATCGTTGAGTAACGCCGCGATGTCGTTGGTGAGGCGCTGCGGCAGATTGCTGCCTGTCACTGCGGATTTGAGCGCTGTGCTCATTTCGGCTCCTTGAGAACGAACCGGCGAGTGCCGGGTTGGGTGGTGGTGTGCCTCGCGATGAGCTCCGCGGGCACATTGGCCTCGCGGATCACCGCCTCGTAGTCGACGATTTTTCGTGCTGAGGTGGCGCGCCAAGTAGCAATGGGGCGGCCATGGAGCGTCAGCACACTGCGCTCACCGAGCGCGAGCTTGATGCGTTCAACGGCCGCCTCGTAATCTCGCTCGGCTTCCGCCATGCGGGTCCGCGCCTCGCGCGCGGCATTGTACGCTGCGATCAGTTCCTCGTCCGCCTCTAGCGACTCTCCGTTGTCGCTGGGCCATCCGTGGTCTGCCTCGCGGGCGGTGGATGGAGGGGGAGGGACCCGCGCCAGAACATGATCGCGCCAGAATGTTTCGGCGCGGGCGAACATGGCGGCGATGGTCTCATTGTCGCGCTCGATACGCCGCACAACGAGGCGCTGGCCACCGATCAAAGCGGCTACGTCGCACCACGGCAAGCCCGTGATGCCGAGGTACCACATGCACTGCGCTGCGCAGTGCAGCGGAACCGCGTCCGGGTCGTCGCCGCGGCCCCATTCGTGAGCAGCGAATGCGTTGACGGCCTTGCACTCGAGAACGCCGTCAGCGCCGCGCAGCTCACCGCCGCTCACTCGCGCACGACCGCGCGCCGGCAGCACCACGCGGTCGAGAGTAGCGATCGCCCACTCTCGACCACGCGCCCTGATCAGCGTGTTGACGCGCTGGATGCGCACACCAGCGCGGGCCGCGTACTCGCGCGCGATGAGGTCCTCGAGCAGCAGCCCCCAACGCATCGACTCTGTCTCCGGCTGCTCCGCCCCGTCCACCTTGTCGCGGTACACGTCGAGCGGCGTGCGCCACGGACTAAGACCGAGGATGGCGGCGATGTCAGAGCCGCCGATGCCGGTGCGGCGGGCCGAGAGCCACTCGTCGCGGTTCACGCTACTGCTCCTGCCGGATCGCTCCGAACTGGAGTTCTGCGGCGCGAGCCGCGGCTGCCTCCAGGATCCGCTTGGAGACCGCGCGGCCCTTGAGAACTTGGCTGACGGTGGTGGGCGTTACGCCGAGTTGCCTGGCGAGGCGGCCGATCTCGCCGCGATTGCGAAGGAGAACGCGCCTTATTTTCGTTAGGCTTATCTCTTGGCTCATCGCCTCTCTTATAAATCGTCTCCGCGAGGCCGTCAAGCCCCCCCCACGGAAGGAATTCACTAAGTGGTTGAAAACAAAAGAAAAAAAGTTGCAAGATTTCTCTTGACAAAAACCGCTAGTTGTTTTAAGAGAGAAAGTGAAAGGAGGAAATATGATCATCGCGAACGCAGTTTCTCTAAACATGATCCCGCCGGATGTGACGTCCGGCGGGATCATCTTCAGGCGGATCAGCCTGACCGAGGCTCAGCGCCTCGTCCGCGAAGCAAACGAGATCGTGTCCGCGATTGGGCACGCGGACACGGCCCGTCTGGTTGGCCGGCAGCTCGGCGTCGAGCTCCAGGCCGACCGCCGTACCGTCTTCCTGGGTGACGAGCTCACGCTCGTCGCCCAGTATGTGGGTCCCCGCCTCCCTGAGGGAACGACCGAGCTCCCTCGGGGGGCGCGGATCGAGTGGTTCTTGGTTCGCCTCGCGACCGGCGAGGAGCTCGCCGGTCGGGGCGACATGGTTTTCTATCCACAGGGGGCTGGGAGCTAATCCCAACCCTTTTCGTTTATGGAGGAGCAATGGACAAGATCGGAAAGGAGCGCCACGTCGCTGACCGGTTGCGCGCCGGCCAGCGAATGACAATCGAGGAACTCGTAAGGGAAGCCGCCCGGCTCCCCGGCTGGTTCCTGACGGATCGCAACGCCATTCGGCGTCGCGACCCCAATGGGGCACTCCAGTGCCCCATCACCGCAGTGGCCTTCGTCTGGACCGGGAACTACTACCCGGTCCGTGACAGCATCCTGGTGGCAGCCCGTGCGATCGGGCTGCCGTACGGCCACGCTGTCGCGGTCGCCGAGGCCGCCGGGCCTTGGTGCACCGTGTTCGATTGCGAGTGGAGGTACCGCCTCGAGCGGGACCTCCTGGGCAAGAGGTACGTCTAAATGGTCGTACCTCTTGAGTTCCAGCTCGGTCGCCGGGGCGACCTAGTCGCGGTCGCCCCAGATGGCCGGGTTGTTCTCGCCGCGCGCGGCGAGCGCGTAGAGGCGGACGTCCGCTTCTACGTCGCTCGCCGTCTCGTTTTGACGGCATCTGGCCGTGCGTACATCGCGCACGGCTTGGTGCCGGCTGCCAGCGTGCTAGAGTGCTGGCAGCTTTCCGCTCGTGGGGCGGAGCTGGCCGGCTACATCTACGATGACCCGGCCCGGCTCCCGACCCACACCCACCCAGCGGTGCGGGCGCACGTGGAGCGCCTGCATCGCGAATATACCACCTGTCCGCGCTGCGGCGGCACCAAGGAATCCACTTGGCGGTACTGCCGCCGGTGCAGCGAGGAGCTGTTCCCGCGGGAGCCGCAGCCGGAGTTTGCGGCGTATCCGGTGGCGGTTCCCGATCCGCCCGATCATCGCTTCCCGTCCGAGCAGGACATCTTGAACGGTGCCCCCATGGTCTGCTCATGTGGGGCGAAACTCGAGGTCATCGTGGGCGTCTGCGAGTCCCAGGACCGCGACGACGTTCACGTCGGCATCGCTAGGATCGAGTGCCCGCGCGAGCACGATGACTGGCGGGTGTGGGGCGAGTCCCTGCCTGCCGAGTGGCGGCGGGTGTGGGATTTGCTCGTGCGCGAGCACTTTTATGGCCCGATTCTCGCGGGCCAGATTATCAACAAGTACGCGCGGGCGGGAAAATCACCCGCGGAATGGGAGCAGATGTACTGGCTCCCGAGAATTACGGAATAGGAGGAGCTGATGAGGCAGCAAGAAGTGCAGATTGGCGGCAAATACTTTGCGAAAATCAGTGGCGACCTGTCGGTTGTGAGGATCACTGGCCGCACGCCTTACAGGCGTGGCCGCCTCGACGTGTTCGAGGCGGTTAACCTCAAGACGGGCCGCCGTGTTCACGTGACCGCCGCGCGGCTGCTGGCTCGCGTGACGGAGGAGGACCTGCGGGGATGGATGGAGAAGGAGGCCAAATGAAAATCGAAATTAGAAACAACGGTTGGATCAACGGTAAGGTGTTTTCCGCCCGGTGGCTCGAGATGGGACCGGACGCGGTTGCCATGGCAGCCGGTTCCATGGCTATTCAAATTCCGACGAGGATCACGGGCGGTGTCGAGGTTAGCGTCGATGCGCCCAGGGGCGTGATCTTGAGGGCGGATAACGTCGAGCTCAGAATCGAGGCGAACCTCACCCTCAAGATGGAACCCAGCGGGCGTATCACGGTGAGAGCCCCCGGGAAAGAACACACCTTCTCGATCACCACCTGGGACATCGAGGTCGAGGAGCCAGACGCCGAGCCGGAGGTGACGACATGTTCAAGGTCGTAAGACGAGACGCGCACGGCAGGCTCCTGTCGTGCGCGGTCGAACATCCGGAGTTGGTGGTGGAGTACCGACCCGGTTTCTGGTCTGAGGCCCCGGTTGGCGGGCTGCTGGTATTTACGCAATACCAGCCCGCTGATCTCTTGGCTGTCGCGCTGTACGTCGCCTCGCTGGAGACGTTTGAGGTCTGGACGTGCGAGGTGTCCGAGCGCGTCCGGCTGCCGGAGTTCTCGTTGACCAGGACTGACTTCAGAGATTTGGTCGAGCTTCTCTGGGGCTCGGAGGACGTCCGAGCGATAAGGCACCAGCTCTGGCCGGCGAGGCTGGAATTCTGGCCTGAGGCAACTCAGGCTTATCGGAGGGTCAAGATCGTTGAAAGAGTGGGCACGTAAAGGAGGCTAAAATGAAATACGTGAGATTCCAACGTAACGGCAGGCAATACGAATTTGCCTGCGATAGCTATGGGTACGGTTTGTTCTATCGAGATGAGCGCGACTGGGGATCGTACCATCAGTTTTTGGGGAGCTGCCAGACCCCAAAATTCGAGTCCCCCGAACAGTTCATCCGGTGGATCCGGCGACGGTACCACCGGCCCGGCAGGGTCGTTGAGGTTCGCTGGGCGTGAGCGATGAAAACGGCCAAACGCCGGTGCCCCAACTGCGGGGCGGAGCTTCCGCCCCGCACAATCATCTCGGCATTCCACTCTCTGGTGGCTTCCCGGCAGACTCCTCACGCCGGGCCCGGGAGGCCATCAAAGCCTACATCGTGCCCTAAATGCGGCGTGCTGCTGCCATCCGCTTCGGCGGCACGCGGACACTGCCGCAGCAAAAAACAATCTTAAGATTTCTTGTTTTCGGGGCGATCCGGTTTGTTCGTCCAGTAGCCCCAGAGTGCCGCGACGACGGCACCGGCGGCCAGGCCGATCTGATCCGGATCGCCCTTCAGTAGCGCCGTCCAGTCCAGCTGCGCCGCGATCAGCCCCGCCGCCACGATGCCCATGATCGTGGTGCGCGTGTCGTTTGATCGCGCGATCGAATTGATAAACGCGCGAATGATTCGCGCCTTGACTGCAGTCAGCATGTCTCCTCCCCGAAAGCTGCTCTAACTCGCCTCTCCCATCCGCGCGCATAGCGCGCGTACCGTTCTCGCGCAGCCAGCGCGCGATAGAACCGCTCCACCGTCCCCCGGAACGCGCCGAAGGCCGCCCGTCCACGCCGATTCGTCGCCGCCAGCGTGCGCGGACCCATTCTGCCATCCACGCGCAGCGCCTCGCCGGCAGCATTGAGCGCTTGCTGCCACCACCGCACGCAGCGCTCAGCGCCGACGTTCACCGCCGTGATCAGCAGCGCCTCCGCGATCGCCTGATCGGTGACCGCTCCGAGCATCAGGGGCTGCCACCAGTAGCGCCGGTAGATTTCCGCTGCACGCTCGCGCGTGATCTCGCGCGGATCATCTCGCAGGCCCGCCGCGCGCAGCCAGCGCGTCGTCAAACCGTAGCGCGCCGGGCCAGCGTCTACATCCGCCTCCACGTACTCGCTGCCCTCAAGCGCCAGCAATTTCCGAATCGCTCGCTCTGCGTCCGCCACGTTCTACCTCACGTCGTCGGATATAGCACCGCGAGCGTCAGTAACTGCCCTCCGGTACGCCGATAGTAAATGCACCACCACTGTTTGCCGTCGAAGCTGATGATCGCGTCCATCGGCCAGTCGCCCTCGACGACGATTGCATCCCAGAGCTGGCCGATTAGCCTTGCTGTATCGCCTATGCCAGTAGGTCCCCAGCCGATCAGAGGCTCGAAAACCGGTACACTGCCATCCATCCACTGCCTCAGCATCGTGCTATTAGCCGAAATCCGCCATCCCGCCAAGGCGATGGCCCCGTTCCCGTAGGAGTTCGAACCCCAGCCGGCCGTCCCATAGAGCGCGGCCATCCCGACCGAATCGTGGAACGGCGCATTATTTGATGCACGAAAAGAATACCTGTCAGATGTATCTGTATCGGACATCGCCGAACATCCTAGCCATCCCACATTCGCAGGCGACAGGAACGATGGCAGCCACGGTATCCCGCCGGCCAGATATGATCCTGGCGCGACCGTTCCCGGCGCGATGACACAGAACTGATATGGATTCGCGAACCATCGGTAGACGCGGCCAGATACCGCGCGCAGGAACACATCCTGCGCCGGTGCAATCGTTTCACTCACGTTCATCAATCGCGCGCGGGCGCATTGATTCGTACCGCCCGGATCGTAGAGCCTGATGCGGATCTGATGGCCGGAAGGCGTGATACCTGAATTCAACTTCCAGTCTCCGCTCGATCCGCTGGCGACGCTCCAGCCCGCGTCTACGAGCGCCGCTTTGAGTCCGTCTACGATCGACAGTCTCGTGGGTCCGTCAAACGTTCCCGTTCTCGCTGCTCCGCTGTATTTGATGCCCATTATCCCGTCACCTTCTGCACACTGCCGGTAGCGTACAACTCGCGCGCCATCGGCGGATCATCCGGCATCATGTTCACGCCGTACGTCGTACCGCTCAACAGTTCTCGCGTGAACGGTACGCTTCCGCCGACGGTCTCGGCGTCGACGAGCACATATGGTCCTGTCCAGCCGAACGACCACTCGCCTGGCGCACCAGCTCCGCCGCCACCAGCGCCCACGCCAGTGCGCGCCATCTCGACCAGTTTCGCGAAATAGTTTGTGCCAGCGGCAGCGCTCGGCTCGGCATCCGAGAGCTCCGCCTCGATCCGCACAATCTCGCCGAAAGGCGACCAGCGAATTGTCCAGCGCACCCGTTCGCAGAACAACGCCTGTGAGATACCGAACATCGACGAATTCACAACGATTCGCATTCCCGGCTCGAGATCGCGCCGTCCGATCTCTGCCGTCGCGCGGATGCCGTCGCGCGCATATCGGCGCAGCCTCGCTTGCGCGATCGCGACCATGCCGTCAGGGTTCACACCGGCTTTTGTGTCCTCGATCGCTTCCCAGAGACCACTGCCTCCCGTCAGGCCTTTCATTCGCTGGATCTCGTCATCGTCTGCCTCCGCGATCACTTTGAGACCGTACTCCTGTTGCTCCCACGGATCACCTGGTCTATATCTCACGTCCACGTACGCGCCGCCTTCGGGGGCCTGCCAGTCGAGGTTGTAAATTCCGCCTGCGCCGATCCAGTGCCAGAAATCATAGCCGCTCTCGGGCGGCTGCTCGCTCGATGGGTCAACGGCTTTGATCGTCTTCGCGACTCCGCCAACCGAAATCTCGTAGACCTGGTAGACTACCCATCGAGTTGACACCATCCAGGAGCCCGGGCCGGGGAAGAACAAGCTTTCCGTCCATTCATCACCGAGCTGCGGTATCTCGGTTCTCACCCATTGTTTGTTGCGGTAGTCCTCCAGCGTTCGCGTCACGCGGAGATCGTACACGTCGCGGTTATCATCCGTGATTTGCCATGTCGCGTTCCGCGCCGTGAACGTTTCGAAGTGCAAACGTTTCTGATGGTCGATGTACCAAACGCAGCCAGCGATGTCCGCAAGCTGCCTCAATGCCTGCGCTACCGGCGTATAGTAGAAACTCAGCGATCCAGCGATGAGCTGGTTAGGTGGCGAGCCAGTTACCGTGATGCCCTCGTCGCTCAGCCCGACGGTGACGATGTGGTTGATGATGTTCGGCAGATACCAGCCGGAGTAATTCGCGCGCAGCAAGCGCCGCGCCGCGACGTGGTGCAGGTCAACGCATTCCACCTCCGCTTCGGTCGTTCCTGCGCCGATGATGAGTCGTTCTTCGATGCGCCATATCCAGCCGCGAAACAGCGGCGTCGTCCCATCGTCGATCTCGACGTACTGGCCGAGCGCCGGCCTCCATCCGCCGGTGTCGCGGAGGTGGAAACGAGCCGACGCGCGGAATGCCAGCTTCCGGTCGAGCACGATGCTCGATGCCGCCAGCCTCGAGGTTCTGTCAACGCCGCCCACTCGCACCGTGATTGCCATGATTACTCCAGCACGTATCCGGCGGACTTCAGCGACCGCGCGATTGTAGTTGCGACATCATCTGCGATGGTGCGCGCATCTGCCCGAACGCTCACGTTCACGTTCACCGGCACAGTTGCTGGCGCGAGCGCTCGGCCGCCTGACGTCGGCGCGATCGAGCGCGCCGCGTTCGCCGCCGCGCCAGCGAGACCTTCCAGCATCTGCCGCAGCAGATCGTGAATGCCGGTCAGCAAATTCACGGCCTCCCACGCTGGATCAGCCAGATTGCGAAGCCACGGCCACCACTGATTCGCAGAATCCTGCAGCGCCTGGAGCTGGCTCAGAATGCCGCGCGTCGTGACCTCGATGCGCGCGACGTCCTGCTCGATGCGCCGCCCTTGGAAATAGCCGAGAATGCTTGAGATGAGATTCGTTGCGAAATCCAGCCAGCCGGCCAGACCGCCGCCAGCCACGGCTGGTGCGCCAGCGCCGCCTCCGCCTCCCGCCGCGCCTCCGGACGGCGTCTTCGCGGCAGCGCCGCCTCCGCCGAACACCCGCGCGATTGCGCGTCCGATGTCCTCGATCTGTTTGAACAGGCCGCTGAACGCCTGGCCGAGACTCGCGACTTCGCCTTTGATGAGATTGGCGATCGCGCGCGCAATGCCACCGAGCGCCTCCTCGATCACGTACCGCAGCGCCGCCCGTGCGATCTGCATGAACGTTTCCGTCATCACGTCGCCGAGCGACTTGCCCTTGAGTATCACGTCGGCAATGCCGCGCGACATGTCAGTAAGTACCGTAGATACTTGTTTGCCCGCCTTCGTCCACGCGTTTTCGTGTTTTTTCACTTCCTCTGTTACAACGCCGATCAGCTTTGGCGTGCGCCCCATCGCTGCTTCAAGAGTTTTCCAGTGGTCGCCGCTAGACGCCGCGAGCTTTTCCACCGCATCGGAGATCTCCCCTAACTCCGCATGAAGTTGAGCCCACCATTGCACGCTGCCCACGGCGGCTTGGCGCATCACCGCATCCAGATGCGAGAATAGCACGCCTTGCTCTTTGATCGTAGCGTTCAGCTTCGGCACTTCGTCCAGCATGAACGCGAGTGGGTCGCGCACGCGCTCCAAGGTTTTGATGTAGTTGTCCCAGGCGACGGAGAGTTCATACGCGGAGATTTTGCCCTGAGCGAATGCGAGGTGCAGTAAGTCAACCTGCTTTCGTAACTCTTCGAGCCGCACTTCCTCGCGCGTTCGCACGCCGAGCGCAACGAGAGCTTCCGTCAGTTCACGCGCCTGGCGTTCCGCTTCGCGCTGCGCCTCAACGAGTCGCCGAGTCTCCTGTTGATCGTCTACCGTCGCCTGGATCTTGCGGCGCGTCGCCTGCTCGACTTGTTGTTGTGCGCTCTTGAATAACCCTGCCTGCTCAGCTGCTCTCCGCAAAGCCGCCGCATATTGCTCCGTGGTCATGTTCCCGCGCTCGACCACGATGCCGTGTGCGCGGAGCCGGTCCTCGAGCGCTTTCGTCGCGCTTTCGAGATCGCGCATCGCACGCGATGCGTCCCCCGAGACTCCAATGATTTTCTGGTAGACTGCCGCCGGGAACGCAGCCACGATCTCGATGAATTTGTTCAACGCACCGACTTTACTAACGATGTTCTCGTCAATCCAGCGCCCCAGTTGCCATCCAGTCCACGCCGCAGCAGTTAGAAGCACGGCCTCTTTGAGCGCGTACAACGCCGCTGTGAGGCCGGTCAAGCCAGCCGGACTAGTAGCCATCATGGCCGCCGAAGCAGCCGCCGCAAAGTTTCTGAATCCCAGTGAGACAAGATCAAGCAGGGGCGGTATCAGTACTTTGATTTTGTACAGAGCGCCGATCGCCTCAACTAACTGACCTACCGCGAACAGTACTGGACCAATCGCCGCAGCCAGCGCCGCAAGTCTGATTGTCCATTCCTGTACTGGTTGAGGCAGCTTGAGAAACCACTCCACCATTCCGCGCAACGCATCAATCGCGGTGGTGGCGACGTTCAGCAGTTTCTCGGTGAACGGCACGAGCGCATCGCCGGCCCGTGCGAGCGCGCGCTCGATGGCGTCGCGCATGTTTTCCAATTCGTTCTTGATGCCGCTTGTAACTTTGGGCAGTTTCTCAAGCTCAGAAACTAATGTGTTGATGAATTCGCGCGAACGGATGCCCATTTTCTGGAGAACTTCAGTATCGATCGTCCCAAAGGCCTCCTTGATGATTCGCGCGGCTTGCGGCACGCGCTCCAAAATCGGCTTCAGGTTATCCGCGGTGACTTTTCCGCGACTCTCCAGTTGCCCCAGCTGGCGGATGACTTCGTTCAGGTCTTCGCGCCCCCGCCCCACCGTCGCGAGCGCGTTGCCGAATGCCTCGATGATTCGCACCGCGTCTTTGAACGCGAACCCGACGGCTTGTAGCTGAATGGCTGCCTGAACCGCTTCTTTGAGCCCAAGCCCGGGCAATTTCGCGGTCTCAACCAGACGCTTTAGCTGGCGATCGGCTTCCTCCGCGCTGCCGCCGACTGCGATAAGTCCGCGCCGCAGCGCATCCATGTCCGCCGCCGCTTTTACCGCGATCGTGCCGAACCCGACCAGTGGCGCAGTCAACGCCACGGTAAGCGTGCTACCGACGGACGCGATGTGCTCGCCCAATCGCCGGAAACCGGCTGCCATACGATCCGTGGTCGATTCGAGCCGGCTCAGCGTTCCCGAGACGCGGGCCATCTCGCGGTCGAATTCCGTGATATCTGCGCCAACTCGAACAAGCAGATTTTTCGCCACGGCCTATTTCCTCACGAGCACGCCGGCAGCGCGGAGGGCACGGATCGCCTCCAGCGCGCCGCGCCGCTCACTCACGGGCTGGCCAGCTGCGCGTCGCGCCAGCGCGCGAAACTCACGGGGCGTGAGTTCCCAGAACTCATCGTTCGACAATCCCATCACGACGCGACCGATCGCCCACAACTCGAGCCAGGCGTCCGGGTCTACTGGGCCGGCCCCGTCGCCGGCGCTGCCAGTTCCCCCGGCTCGAATCCCGCCTCGCGCAGTACGGCCTCCGCCGCCTCCATTACCGCCGGCGGGGCCGGCAGCAGCTCTTCGAACTCCTCGAGCGTGATGTTGCGCTCAACGCCCGACTCGTACAGCAGCGCTGACATGAGGGCGACGTGAAAGCCGCCCTCATGCGCGCGCCTGAATGCGTTCGCGCCGAACCGCTGCTCGATTCGGCGCAATGTGCCCCACGTGCAGACCATTCGCCACTCGCGCCCGTCGCGCAGGGGCAGAACGACCTCGTCGATCGGGCGCGGTTGAATTATTCGCGCCATACGCTATCCAAGCTCCGACGCGCCAGGTCCTCCCTCGTACATCGGCGGAACGGGCATCACGGTAACCTCGACTTCCAGCAAGCGTCCCGGCTCGTTGCCGACCGGATTTGCTGAGGCGACGCGGCCCTGGAATTCAATGCCCACCCACTGCGTTCTCTGATCGTTCGCCGCGTATTCGAGCCGCCAGTAGTACAGGCTCTGGCTCTCGACGCCGTCGCGCAGATCGTCATACCAGGTCGCCGCCGGGTCCAGACGCGCGCGGAATGTCATCGCACGCAGCCTGCGGAGGCCCGGGCGCGTTGTCGCGTACTGATCGCCGAACGCAGTAATGTCGACCGCCTCCGTCTCCACAGAGGGCGGCGTGCATTGCCGCAGTCCTGGAATTTTTCTCCATGTAATCGGGCTCGACTTGGCATACCCGACTTTGAATTCACTCAGAAGCTCGGCCATTCTTTCCCTCCCATTTTTGGTCGAGGAGTTTTTCAATTCCTCGTTGAATCATGCCCAGCACGTACTCGCCGAGTAACTGGATCGCTGGCCGGAAATAAGGCTTGCCCGACCAGATTCGCGAGCCGTACTCGACGAGCCATGCGTGAGGCGCTTTGCGCATGTTGACGCCGACTAAGACGTTCGCGTATTCCGCTGGCCCCAGACCGATGAATATGGCGTCGCGGAGGTGTGTTCCGCGCGTCCGCCGCGGATTGTACGGCGCACGATCCACCATGCTGCGGTATAAGATCCGTGCGCCCTCCTCCGCGATCTTTTTTATCCTCGGATCTCCGCCGATCGCTCGAATCGCGCTCAGCGATCTGCGCAAATCGTCGAGGCCTTCGACTTTGAATTCCAGCGGCACTAACCAACTCCCGAAAGCTCGATAGCGACGTGGTGGTAGAACTCCGGATCTCTCCCGGATGACCACGTCCGGCCTGTGACCTCAAGATTCACGCCATCCGCACGAAGTCCGCCCAGCAGCTCGATTATCCGGTCCGCCGCCGCTCGGGCGATCGCCGCCGTCTTGGCGAGCACGCTTACCTGATACACGCCTATCCAGCGCCTGCCGACGCCGTCGAATGTCGGCTCGTAACGGTCAACAATGGGACCGTGAACCACGAACGGCATCGGTATCCCGCGATTGTCACCGCGAAGGCGAATACGTTCTGCTGGAACGATCGCGGTTAGAGCCGCGTCGCCAGTAAGTGTTGCCTGAATGATCTCCTCCGCCGGCATCACTCCGCCTCGCGACAGTACAAGTCCATCCATCCGCGCGCGTCTGGCTCGACACTCACGATGTCGAGCAGTCGTCCGCGCATCCGCACGCGCATTGCCGACGTCACGCCATCAATCGCTCGCGTCCGCAGCACAGTGCGCCGCTCCGCTGTTTCCTGGCCCGGTGCCTGGAACTCACGGCCGCGCGATGGCCCGAATGGCCCGATTCGCGCCCACGCGCGCGCGAATGTTTGCCACGTAGGCGTCGCCTCGCCCAGAGCGTCCGGCGCACTCGCGCCGCGCCGCTCGATCACGATCAACTCGCGCAGCTCGCCAGCACGCATTCAAGCGGCCTCAGAGTCAGCGGCCCCGCCCATCGCGTGGTCATCGTCGCCGGATACTCGGGCAGGTCGCCGAGCACCATGTGGCGGTAGCCGTCCTCGACGCGATTGTTCGGATCAACGCGCCGGTACCAATGAAATTTCCTGATCCGGTCCTCGCGGTGGAGGTAGCCGTAGTGCAGCGTCGTCGCGCAAACCGGCGGTGCGCCGTTCACGCGCCGCGGAACGTTCCCGCAGTGCAGCCCGCCGACGCATGTACTCCTGAAGCGGTCGCTGGGATGATAGAGCCACAGCGAGGGCCGGAGAAAACGCCCGTAGATGCCATCGACGCGTACCTGATCCTCGCGGTCCCACACGTATAAAATCTTGACCGAGTACACCGACGACAATCGCCGCGCGATCATCGCACGAATCGTCGAACGAGCATCGGGCACGAGCACCTCGTCGCCGTCCATCATGAGCAGCCACGTCTCGCCCTCAACGCGTTCGCCGGCGCGCGCGAGCAGATAGTTTTTGTCGCGCACTTCGTCGAGCCGATCCGGGAACGGCGACGGAATTACCATTGCCCCCGCCTCCGCCGCCAGTCGCGGCGTGTCGTCGCGCGAATGATCATCGAGGACCAGAACCTCATCGCAGACTGCGCGCATCGCCGCCACTGCGCGCTCAATCCAGCGCGCCTCGTCGCGCACGCGCATCAGTCCGATCAGCTTCATCGGCGACCGAGTCCTCCGGGTCTCTGCGCCGTCCGTTTGGTCCGTTCACGTCCCCACTCGGCGAGGTATCGGAGCGCGTCGGCAGGCGCAATCTCGCCCGATTCGACGCGCCGGCGCAAGCGCGCCACCTTTCGCATCCAACAGGCGCGTTCCTGCGCGGCGGCTTTGTTCGCAGAGAGTCTCTTAGCCCGCATTCATCACCTCGTGCAGCATCGCCCGGCCCCATTTGCGCTCGAATATCCGGGCGTGTATCTCCAGATCCTCGATGCGGCGCTCGTACGTCGCTCGGTTCGCTGCATGGCGGACGATCACTTCATACGTCACGCCGCATCGCATTCCTGCGCGCCCGATTCGCACGCAGTAATCCGTGTCGTCGAACCCGTAGCCACCCTCGAACTGCTCGTCGAGCAACCCCACGCGCGCGATCGTCCGCGCCGGCAGCGCGACGCAGATGAACGCCACGTCGCGCACTACTCTCCATCCACGCATCCCAGATCGCCAGCGTTGCGGTCCCCATTTGACCGGCCCGATCACCGCCGCCGCCAGCGCTCCCCAGTTGCCGGCGCACGCCAAACCGAGCAGTTTCTCCAGCCCGCCTCCCGTAACGACCTCGACGTCGTCGCCCATAATGATCACGTCGCGCCCAGCGGCATAACGCAACCCGATGTTCACGTTCCGCGCATAGCAGAACGGACGGACGCCGTCCAGCCATGTAACCGGCAAATCGCCGGCCCCATCGCGAGCGCCGTCATCCACGATCGCGATCTCGCCCTTCCATCCGCTCGCGCGGATGCTCGCGACACATGCGCGCGCGTTCTCAGGTTTCCGCGACGGGATTATGCAAATAGCTTCCGCGCCCACTTCGGCACCTCGCGAACGTCCAGCTTCGACCAGTTCGGCCCGCCTACCGCTCGCGGCGAGCTGTTGCTGTCGTGGATCGTCGCAATGAACGTCCAGGCCGCCTCCGCCGTGACCAGCACTCGTTCCGTCCATGCCAGCCAGCACAGGGCCGCATCCTCGCCCGTGTCCACGCGCGGAAACGGTCGCGCCATTGCCCATCGCCGCCGGTAGATGAGAGTCGCGCCGCAGGCGAACCACTCCGGCCCGCGGTAGAGATGCCACTCGCCAGTTCGCAGGTCTACGAACGGTACTACGCGCAGGCCGGCAATCATCGCGCGCCGCGATTCGATCAACTCGATCATGCGCGCGAGATATCCCGGCCCGTACCAATCGTCAGAGTCCCAGTGCGCGACCAAGTCGCCGCGCGCCCATCCCATCCCCACGTTCCGTCGCGCACCGAGCGACCCAGGCCATCGCCCGTATCGCTGACCGACTGGTTTGTCGAATGATGGGTTCTGCGGATCGTCGACAATGACTAACTCGCGCGTCGCGTAAGTCTGTCGCTCGAAGCACTCCAGCGCACGCGCGACCATGTCGCGTCGTCCCGACGTAACGAGGACCACAGACACCAGCGGTTCACTCATGGCCGGATTGCTCCGTACGCTATCTCGATGGCGCGACGCAGCGATCGCTCGGTCGCATCCGGGTACCGCTCGCGTAACGCCAGATAGACGATTCGCGCGATCACCTCGCCTTTCGAGATCTCGCTGCGCCACAAATTCGGCACGCCTAATTTCTCGGCGAGCGCCAGCAGCTCGTCGTCCGCGCGCGTCGGAGTCATTGCCGCGGCAATTGTCGCAAGCTCGTACGCCGTACGGAGGTACGGCGAGGCTGCCTCGACGCCGGCCACGAACCGCTCTGCCCATCCCGGCGCGAACAACCGCCGGAAAAAGTTTGCGATCGCTTCGATCACTTTCTTCATCGTTTTCTCCCCTCGAGCCCGTCGAGCCGGCGGCATATGTCCGCCACGACGGCCTCGCTCTCGCGCCGCGACACGAACCGCCCGTCGAGCGATTCGATCAGCTCGGCTTTAAATGCCGACAGCTCCGAGCGGACAGTGAGCTTCACGTAGGTTCCGATCGCCGCGCCGACGATCGAGGCCGCTGCCAGGGCGACGCCCGCGGCGGCCAACAGGTCTCCCGGCATCACGCTACCCTCAGCATGCCGATCAATGCGTCGAGGCCATGGCGGAACGCGACCGCATCCACTGCGGCGCGGTCGGTCACTGTCTCCGCCTCGCGGTTCTCCCACAACGCGCCAGTCATAAGGAGCACGGCTTGCACTGCCGCGCTTTCCGGCTCTGTGCCGGCGTCCGCGCCGGCGTCGTATTCAACGCGCAGCTCGCCAGCCGTCCGCGCGCACTCGATCGCTCCCGGTATCGTCGAGGTGTCCGCGACGTAATCCGTGCCCTCGGTGAGTGATTGCCACAGCGACCACGCATCGGACCGCCATTCGACGGACGCGACAGAGCGCAGGGGCGTAGCTCGCGGAAGCGCGACGCGTCGTGTGGCGGGGATGATCGCGCGCCACGTCGTACGGTAGAACGTTCTGCCCGTAGCCGCCTCGACGTACTCGCGGGCCGCAGCGACGTATCGCGCCAGCAGACCTACCGCGCGCGCGTCCTCGTCGGGGTCCGACAATTCGGGGACCCGGCAGTGGAGTCTGGCTTGCTCGACGCTCACCAACTCCGCTACCGGGCCCGCCACTCGGACGAGAGATACCGGCACGATCCGCTGGCGCACGACCTCCGCCATTCGCACCTCCGATCAGCGCGCGCCGCGCGCGGGATTACGACAACGTGCCGCGCAGCCACGCTTCAGGCCGGAAAATCGCCAGCGCGACGCGTTCCTCCGCAAGCAGTGTCACCCGATTATTTGTGAAGTCGTTGGTATCGACGTTGCTGACCTGAACCGCCGACTCCTCGCGGTCGTAGAGGGCGACGGTACCGCGCGCCTGCCCGACAAGAATGTTGCCTGGCGTAATTGCGCGAGTCGGCACCACCTGGCATCCCCACAGCACCAACTCGCCCGCCTGGATGGGTCCGCCGAGGAAGTAGCCGCTCTGCGAACGCAGCAAAGTCAGTTGCCGCCAGTTCGCCGGGTGAATGACGATCACGTCGGGGCGGTAGCCCAGCGCCTCGAGTTCCGCCATGATCGCTCCGATGCGGTCGATCTTGTTTGCGTCGCTCGGAAGATAGGTCATCGCGGCATCGGAGGCAGCATGGTAGATGCCCTGGAGGTGATTGGCCGAGCCATCGCCGTTCAAAATTTCGTGGTCCTCTATGTCGGCCAAACCTTCGAGTAACTCGTTCTGGATCCGCTCTTCAAGCGCCGCCACGTCGTTCAGGAAAGGCTTCGGCACCTTCACATAGTGGGCCAGAGTAATTGCGACGACAGTTACTGCCTGATAGGAATAAGTGGCCTCGGGCTTCGCGGCATTCTCAGCTACTGGCGACGCCAGAGTACGTCCGCTCTGGCGCAGAAACTGGATCGCCGCGCTGTCCATCCGCGCAACAGGGATCACGTCGCGCAGTCGGCGCACGGTGGTCATGCGCCCGACCACGTCGCCCGTGAACTCGGTCGGAACATACGTCGTTCCTGCCGAGGGCCTCGTGATCGCCTTGAACTCAAAGCGCCCGACGTGCACGCGCGTTCCGCCTTGGATAGGCGCACTCGCCAGTTCGCGCACTTTCGGGTCTTCCGCGACCAGTCGCCCGATGCTCGCCGGACGCGCCGGCTCGGGCGGCGCAACACTTCGCTTCACCTCAGCGATCGCGTCGCTGACGAACCGCTTGACTGCGCCCATCTCATCGCGCAGCTCGTTCCGCAGTTGTTCGATCTGCTCCACTGGTACTCCCTCCCGTTCGTTCACGCGCGCATCCGTCGCAATCGCGGCGGATCGCGCTTCGATGATTTGCGCGTCGGGCATGGCAGGCAGCGTAACCACGCTTACCTCCCATACCGAGACCTTGTTCAGTTTCCGAACTGGCTTACCGTCCAGTTCGGCCCACTCCGCGTCGTCCACGGTGTAACCGATGGACAAGCCGCGAATATATCCATCACGAATCTTTCGAAGAATCTTGAGCGCAGTCTCGTCCGAAGTGTCGAGCCTCGCCTCAAGCTCTAAGCCGGCATCGCTTTCTCTGATGTGCGCCTTGCCGATTACTGACTTGGTGTCGTGTTCCCATAGCAGTGGCACTTCCGGACGTTCGCGCACGGACTCGTTGAACGCGCCCTTCACGACGATGTCGCCGTTGAGATCGCGCTTCTCATACACGGACGCGATACCGCGGATGACGCCCTCGACGTTTTCATCCGCAGTCGCGGCAAGGTCGAGGCGTTTCAACTCGCGGCCACCAATCGCGATCGCCGGCTCGAAGTCCTTGAGTTCGGTAGGCTCCCAGCCGGCATCCTGCATGTGAGTCGCGAGGTGCTCCCACACTCCGCGCCTGTCGCGATCCGGAATGTTCGCGCCGCCTCGCGCTCCATTCAGCACGGCGATGCCAGCGATGCAGGCGCGAATGTTCGCAGGGCCAGGCGTGCCGTCCGCTGAGACCTCGTGGTGTGGGAATTTGTAGCTGCCTTTCAGGCGCTCATCGCCGTCCGGATCGCGCCACGCAAAGATCTGCTCGAAGTAACTCCGAGGCTCATCGGTGAGTACGCGCCGGACATTCGCCGCCGCGTCCCACGGGGCATCGACAGTATCTGTGTGATGGGGATCAATCGGTGGCATAATCCCTCCACGCTATGCGCTTGAGACTCGACCCGCTGGCCTCCGCCTCCGCGCCGGCCATCGCAGTTACGGCTTGCATGTTCAGCTGAATGAAATGCTCGTCGCCACCCGGCACTGGATTGAGGTTCAGCCAGCGCCGCACCTCGTTGATCGAGTACACGCCCGCCTGGAGCAGCCGCGCCCACGCCTGCGCTTGCGCGCGGAAATTGCCGCGGAGAAACGCCTCGACTTCGTGCTCGGCAAACAGCTCGCCCGCCGCGCGTTCCTCCGGAGTCAGCAGCGTGCGCCATATGCTCTGCCGCCAGCGCCGCAGCCACGGCGCGAGTGTCTGGGACAGATAGCTGATGTTTTCTTCCTCGATGTTTGTGTGCGTCGCCCGTTCCAGTTCCGCCAGTTTGTGCGGCGGCAAGCGGAACAAGCGGCAAATCTCCAGCACTTGAAAGCGGCGCTGTTCGAGTAACTGGCTCTCCTCCAGCGAACCCGTGATGCGCTTGACGGTCGTTCCCTCTTGCAGTACCATCGGCTCGTGCGCGTGCGCGAGACCGACGTGCCACTCGGCCACGGCCTCTTTCAGTCGCCGCAGTCCCTCCGCTGTTAGCGGCGGGGCACCGACGGGTCGCTCGAGCACGATGCCCGGCGCAGCTCCCTGGCTGAACCAGCGCGCCGCAAATTCCTGCGCCGCGATCGTGAGTCCGAGCACTTGCCGCGCGCGCGCGACGAGATCATCGCCACGCCGGCCAGTCAGCGTGAAACCGCGCAGGTGGAGGACCTGCCATTGCTCCAGCTCCTCGCGCCCGCCCCGGTAAGATCGGTAGATGTAGACGGGCCGCTCACGCCAGCCCTCGCGCGCTTCACGCAGCTCGACGCGGTCCGGATCGATCGGGTAGATCGCGACGACCTCGCCGTCCTCGCGATTGGGGATTCTCTCGATGCGCGCGTATCCGTTCCCCCATAGCAGCGCCGACGCCGTTACGGCCTCGATGAGATCGCCGGCAGTCATGTCAGGATTCGGAGCATCATGCAGCAGGCGGTAGAGGGGATGATCCGTCGCGCGTTCCGTCCGTCCGCCGCGCCGGCGGTACAGGTGGAGCGGCAGTGAGGCGACGTCCTCCGCGATGATTTTCACCGCCGCGTATACCGCCGCCGATTCAAGCGCGGTATCGCGCCCGAGCAGCACTCCGGCGGTCGACGCCGCTGGCCTCTGCGCCGCGCCCATGAGGACGTGAGCCGACTTGCGGAACAGCGGAGCAAGAATCCGCCGGAACAGTGTCATCAGTTTTTGTTTTAGGGCGCATCACGGGGTATGTCAACAGAGTCAGAGAGGAACTGGCAAAAACTGGGGAAAAACGAAGGAGGAGGCTGTGGAAAACTTCGGTCAGACGCCGGTGCCGAGGTCGTAAATGGAGACCGCCTCCGCCGACCGCTCCATGCCCAGGCCGACTGCCATAATCGCCGCCACTGCCGCGTCAATTCGCGCCGCAGAAGCGCGCCGGTCTGGTTTCACAGGTCGCACGCCGCCGTCCTCGCGCTGTTTGATTCGCAGGCAGTCGATGCACCACGAAAGCACCGCATGGCCAGGATGCCTCAGCATCCCCGTCCGCACCAGCGACTCGAAGCCGTTCATCGCCTCGGTATAGCGCTGGTAGGTCTGCCGCCACTCGACCATGCGCACGCCCGCCGCCGACAGCTCCTGTGCCAACTGGCCGGCGAACATCGGGTCGTATGCGATTGCAGCGATCCGGTACTGATCCGCCAGTTCGCGCACGCGTCGCGCGACCATCGCATAGTCCACCACGTCGCCTGGGCAAACGGTCACCAATCCGCGCCGCGCCCACTCCCGGTAGCGCTCGCGCTCGACCGCCAGGCGCGAGCGCTCGATCGCGCCCTCGGGGAGCCAAACGTATGGCATGAGCCACCATACGCCCGCGTTATCGCGGGCCGCGAGCACAAGCGCTGTGAGGTCTACGCGCGACGACAGATCAAGACCGCCCCACCATACCCAGTCGCGCGCAACCGCGAGATCAAGCGTCCCCACGCAAGCGTCCCAGTCCTCCGCGCGGATCCAGCGCTCATCGTTCTGGACCCACTGGTTGAGGTGCAAGCGCCGGAACGCGCCCTCGAGCGCGGGCCGCATCCTCGCCGCTTCGAATTCACGACGCAGGGCCTCGATCCGCAGAAACGCGCCGCCGGGCTTGATCTCGTGCTCATCACCGAGCGCCGGATTCACATAGCGCCAGACATCCTGGTCTGTCCAATCTGCATCTTCAGCAGCCGCGTAGACCACCGGGTAGAACCACTCCGGACACGGCACCACGCCGCGCAGTATATCCACTGCCTCGCGATGCAACATCTCTGCCACTGGTGACTCGCCGATGATGCCTGCCGTAGTGATCGCATACGTGAGCGGCTGCCGCCGCGCCGCGCCCGCGCCGACCGTCAAAACTTCCCAGAGGCGAAAGTCTCTCTGGCAGTGCACTTCATCGAAAACGACACAAGACGCATTGTAGCCGTGTTTGCCTGCTACTTCCGCCGTGAGGGCGCGATATATGCCGCCGGTGGAGGGAACCTTGATGCGCTTGCCGGACTCTAAAACATATCTGCCGCCGCTTGTGAGTCGCTTCAGGTGCGGGGCGTTCAGCACCATCTGAGCGGCGACGCTCCAAACAATCGAGGCCTGCTGCAGATCTGCCGCCGCACCGTAGACCTCAGGCTCAGGCTCTCCGTCTGCGAACAGCATGTACAGCGCGATCGCAGCGGCAAGCTCGCTCTTCCCGTTTTTTTTGGGGATCTCGACGTAGACCTGACGAATTACTCGCCGGCCATCGTCGTACACTCGCCCGAATATCTCGCGAATGTCGCGCCGCTGCCACGGCGCGAGAATGAACGGCGTACCGCTCCATTCGCCCTTCGTGTGCGTGAGGAACCGCTCGATGAAGCGGCACGCGTGATCCGCCGCGGCTGGCTCGAATCTACATCCGGGCGGTATCGGGCACTCGCCCAGCTCCCAAGATGGCAATCTTACTCGCTGCATACCGCTTCCAGCCGCCGAGCATGGCCTCGGCGTCGTCCGCCGCCGCTGCCGCCGCGGCGTCGCCGCCGCCCAGGCCGAACTCCGAGAGCAAGCGGGATGCCAGCTCACAGAGCTTCATCTCGGCGTCGAACCATGGGGCACGCATCGGGTAGCCCGATTTCGCGCGCCAGACAACGCCGGCCAGCTCCTGGCCGCCTCGCTGGTTCGCCAGGCGGACAAATTCACGAACTTCTTCGAGCTTCTCCAGAGCGCCGCACAGCAGCCAGAGCTTCCGCGCGTGCCCCTCGCGGAGAACGCCGGCACGGGCAAGCTGGAGCCTCAACTCACGCCAGATGCGCTGGCCGCGGCTGCCGAGCGGCCCGGGCGGGCGGAATTTCTCGCACCCGATGACGTCCTGGCGGCCGCGGGGACGACCGGGCACCACGTACCGGCCCAGCGCCTTTTCGCGCCGCTCCTCCTCGCTGGCCGGTTTCGGACCGCGCAAGCCCACGATCTGCCCCCCCTATCGGAAACTGCCGAGTTTTTGCGCGCGGCCCGCGCCGCGGGTTCCGGGCCGCCCGCTAAAATTTCGGAATCCCCCCTCCCCGATGGCCGGCCTGGCGGAACGCGCCGGGACGTCTCGCGCCGGCATTACCGGCCCGCCCGCTGGCCCAGCCATCCCGGCGCGATCGTGCGACGCCCTATGCGCTCTCACCATCGCGCATCTCCTCCACACAGATACGGGCGCTTTTCCAGTTTTCGGCGCGCCGGCGCGTCGCCGCGCTATATGGGACAACAGATGTCTCCAGCCACTGCTCGCGCGCGAGGCGAGGTATCGCCGCCTCGATCATGAGGTCTGCCACCTCGTAGAGTACACGCCATGGGTACGTGGCAGGCCCCGGCACTCGAGTCGCCTGCCCGGCCATCGCGCGCACTAAAGAGCGCGCATCCAGCCGCACTCGGTGCGGTACGCGCGCCACCAGCATGTCTGCAGGTTCAACGATGGCTGGAACCTCCGTTTCGATTTTAGCGCCAGCCGGGTTTTCCGCGAAACATTTTTCGCCGGAATGATTTTTCGCGAGCATATTTTGCGCGAGAACATTTTTCGGCACAGATGATTTTTCGCGGCGCGTTTTTTCGGCATGGCACTCGCGGCAGAGCGCCCACAGATTGGTGGCGTCCCAAAACAGCTCGCGCCGGCCTCGATGGGGCACGATGTGGTCCACCTCGACCGCTGGTACCACGCGACCGGGATGCAGCCCGAATGGATCCGGGCACACCGGCTGGCGCGCGAGGATCAGCTCACGCACGCGCTGCCATCGCCGCCCCTTGCCGGTGCTCATTTTCCGAGCTCAGTCTCGTGCTGCTGCTGGTCGCCCGCTCCGCGGCGATCACCTCTGCTGCGGATGCGCTCGATGGCGTTCTGCAGCCAGCAGATGATTTCGCGCAGATCGCGGATGCAGTCGTCCGTGCTGGCATGGCTGCGCCGGAGACCGCAACGCCGGCAGATGCGGTCTGCGACGACATAGTCAGCCCATGATGTCGGAGGTCTCATTAGACCGCGATCGGCTTCCCTGCCTTCTGTCATAGCCATCGCTTGAACGATCCGCTAATCCCCGGCGCGTTCAGCCGCGGAGGCCTGCCAGCGGCACCTTCAGCGATCCAACGATGGTCCTCTCTCCAGACGAGACGCGCTCCCGCAGCTCGAACTTCTGGGGGGCGTACCGCATCTGCCAGTGCCGGCGGCAGCAGCCTTCCATGACAGCCGGCATCGGGCACCCGCGCTCGGCGCACCGTGTCGCCGGAGTCTCGGTCGGCGTCGGATGGCAAGCCCGCTGCAGTGATGTCATGAAATCGAGCGCGCGCTTGATGATCGGCGCGACCATCTGTGGTGTCTCTCTCGCGATGGCCAGGTAGTACATCACGGACGTGTGATGCCGAAAGCCAAGCCGACGGCCTATCTGCTTCAGGCTCATGCCGCGCTCGCGGAGTAGCGCGGCAGCCGCGATGCGAGCGATGACGGCACTCCGCTGGCGGCTTTGCGACAGCACCACGTCGATGCCAACCTCAGCAGCGAAAGCGCAAGCGAGCACGCAGAGCTTGGATTCGAGCTCGCTTCTCATGTTGCGACGTCCTCACCGCGTTTTCGGCATGCGCACGGCACGATAGTATCACGGAACTCGTATACCGTCTCGCCGCATCGCGGACACGCGCCGGAGTCTCGCAAATCCCAGCGTGAGTCGTGAGCATGATTGCTGCGCACCCAATCGGGAAGATCGGTGATGGCCTTCAAGAACAGACCATCGCTCCGCGGTGGTGATGCTCTGGAGCGGTGCCGGATCCAGCCGAGCACGTACCGCGGATGGATGCCCATGCTGGCAGCCTGCCTGGCGAGCGCGAGCGCCGATCCTGCTCGCGGGGGACGACCAACAGCCGCTGAAATCTCCTGCTCAACAGCCAGGATCCAGTCCAGATGCCGGCCGATGCTCATGCCGTTGTTGCGATTGTCAACAAACAAAGCCGAGCCGGCAGTTTGCTGATCCGGATCCGGTGCGGTCGGTTCGGCTGGCTCCGGCTCTGGCTTTGGCTGTGGCTCGGCTACGGCTTGGCTATGGCTATGGCTACGGCTACGGCTACGGCTATGGCAGTGCGCACACTGTGCGCTCTCCGTGCGCTCGGCGTGCGCATGCTGTGCGCTCGGCGTGCGCTCGGCGTGCGCATGCCGTGTATCTTCCGTGCGCTCGGCATGCGCACGCCGGTCCGATTTTGCGAGTCTGGATGATCGAGGCGGCCGGCCGTCGGCAAACGACTGGCCCGCCCTGGCGAGCCTGGTGTGGACCGAATCCTCGGCATGGTCTGCCCAATCGTGAACCACGAGCCGGTGCTCCTCGTGCGGGTCGAGCAGCCTACACTCGATCAGAGCCTCGATGAGCTCTCGTGACGGTCGGTCCTCTGGCCAGGCGCAGGCCTCCGCGATCTCGTCATCGGTATAGCGCCCGATGTCGCCGCGCGGGCAGTACTGCGCGGTGAAATGCCAGAGCATCTCCAGGATGCCCACGGCCCATGCCCGGTTGATCCGGAGCCTGCGCGCAAGCGCGCGAATTTTGGGGTGATCAGGGGTCCCTCGTTTCACGTCGCTTCCCTCGCTTTAGCTGGATGCAAATATCTCGGTCTCGCACTCCACGATGAATCCCGCATTCGATGCGAACCGGTCAAGGAGAGGGGCCGAGTGACCGGCTACCACTCGCACTCCACGACAAATCCTTAGGTCGATGCGACGGCCTGACCAGTACAGATCGGGGTAGTAGAAGCCTCGCACTCCACGGCAAACTCCTCATTCGATGCGACCTGCGCACGGTGGGGCAAATCATCCTCGCACTCCACGATGAATCTTGCATTCGATGCGACGGCGACATTCTGGTTGGCCGGGTGGTTGCCTACCATCTCGCACTCCACGATGAATCCCGAATTCGATGCGACGCTGAAACTGCGAACTGGAGGGAAGCAGGAATGATTCTCGCACTCCACGACGAATCCCCCGCTCGATGCGACGCGCCGTCCATCTCGGGGCAAAAGCGGCACTCGATCTCGCACTCCACGACAAGTTCCCCATTCGTTGCGACACGCGCCAACCACGCCGCACTTACCTGATCATAAGCTCGCACTCCACGACAAGTTCCCCATTCGTTGCGACGGCCTCTCGGCAACTCATCGTCGCACAGCAGCTTGCGGACGAGAATGCGAGAGGCCGCCGCATCATGGCTACTCAGTCGCCATCTTTCCCGCCGCCGCTCGCGCCGGCAGAGCTGATAGCCTTCTGTGCGCGCGTAGCGCCAGACAGTTGCCTCCACAACAGCACCATGTCCTGTTTCGGCAC